AGAGCAAAATTAGGTCCTGGTAAAACTTTTGAATTTAAAGGTAAAAAATATACTACTGATAGAGCAGATGACAAAAAAAATGTCTCACCAATAGTAAAAAATGAAAAAACTAAAGTAGATAAGAAAGTTGCTGTTACTCCAAAAGTAGATAAAAAAGTTGCTGTTACTCCAAAAGTAGATAAAAAAGTTGCAGTTGCTCCAAAAAATGATAAAAAGGTAACTACTAAAAAAACAGCAACTTTTGTTCAACCAGGTAAAGCAGAGCCCATAAAAATAACAAATAGACAAAGAAGAACTGAAGAGTTGTCTAGATTAGCTTTTCGTTCAGCTAATCTTATGAAACAAGGTGAAGGTAGACAAAGAGCATTAAAAAGAGCTAGAAAAATAGCATTCAGAGATTTAGCTGGAGGTGGAACAGCTAATTCAAAAAATGGCAAACCTATTCCTGAAGGATCTGCAGGTGCAGGTCTAAGAGCTTTGAAAGCAGTTAATCCTAGTATAACAAGAAACATGGGTTACGCTAAAATGGGTGGTATCACTAAAAGAAGATTTGGTGGTATGGCTAAAGGTGGTTTTAAAATGCCTAACAAAGTATCAAAGAGTTAGTTATGTCAAACAATAAAAAAGGAGCTATAGAAAATCTAACAGATAAACTAAAAAGCTTTCCTGACAGATTTACACTTGCAGATGAGCAAACTGATAAAGATAGAAAAGGGTATATAGAAAGTCTAACAGATAAATTAAAAAGTTTTCCTGACAGATTTACACTTGCAGATGAACAAAATGAGAAAGAAAGAGAAGGGCTTTTTGAAAGCATAAAAAAGAAAAAAGCAAAAAAGAAAAGCGCAGCAGAAGAAATGGCAGATCTTGAGTTTAAGTTGGGTAAAAAACAAAAGGGTTTTTCTAGAGGCGGAAGAGCAGCAATTAAAGGTTTTAAGTTTGGAGGTATAAAATAATTGGCAACCTCCGGAACTACATCTTTTGATTTAAATATAGATGACATCATTCAAGAGGCTTATGAAAGATGTGGTGTTCGCACTAACTCTGGCTATGATTTAAAATCTGCAAGAAGAAGTTTAAATATACTGTTTTCCGAATGGGGTAACAGAGGTGTGCATTTGTGGAAAGTAGAACTAAAAGCACAAGTTCTTACTGCTGGAACAGCAACTTATGATGCTCCTTCAAATGCAAATGATATTTTAGAAGCTTACATTTCTACAACTACAACACAAGACACTAATACTAATGATGTGTCTTTAACAAAAATTAGTAGAAGTGAATATGCTGCATTACCTAATAAAGGTAATAGAGGACAACCTAGTCAATATTATGTAGATAGACAAACCACTCCAACTATAACTTTATACCAAACACCGGATGCTTCTACATATAAATGTGTAAAATATTATTATTTAAAAAGAATAGAAGATGCTGGAGCATATACAAATCAAGCTGATGTAGTTTTTAGATTCATACCTTGTATGGTAGCAGGATTAGCTTATTATTTAAGTTTAAAAAGAGCTCCACAATTATCTCAACAAAGTAAATTGTTGTATGAAGATGAGATACAAAGAGCTTTGACAGAAGATGGTCAAAGAACCTCTGTGTATATTACACCACAAACTTATTATCCAAGAGGGGTATAAATGTCATACGCTAGAGGTAAACACGCTAAAGCGATATCAGATAGATCAGGTATGGAGTTTCCATACAAAGAAATGGTTACTGAGTGGAATGGTTCTTTTGTGCATGTATCTGAATTTGAAGCAAAACATCCACAAATAAGAAGAAAACATATTAAATCTGATGCAATTGCTTTAGCAAATGCAAGACCCATGCATCCTGACACACATAAAGACTTTGTTTTATACATAACAAATGGTTTTTTTTCTGAAACTGGCGATACAGGTATTACTGGTGGAGCAAGTATGAGTCCTATTAGTAGTGATGATATTTTGGGAACTAAACTTACATCTGTTGAAGCAACAGTATCTGTTGGCACAAATTTTAGTGTGGTAATATCATGAGTATTACGCATTCTGCTTTTTTAACACAGGTTAGAAACTATACTGAGGTAGACTCTAATGTTTTATCCGATTCTTTATTAGATGAATTTATTAGACACACGGAATTAGATATAGCTAACAAAGTTGATTATGACGATATAAGAGAATATGTTACTGCTGTCACTGGTACTTTGCGTTTTTTAAATGTACCAGACGATTGCATAAGTATACGTTCTGTTCAAATTATAAGTAGCAGCACAAGAGATTTTTTAGAAAAAAGGGATACCTCTTTTATAGCCGAATTTAATCCTACTGATGCTACAGGACAACCAAAATATTACGCTAATTGGGATGATAAAAACATTGTGTTTGCACCAGTGCCAGATCAAGCATATGAAATACAATTAAATTATATTAAAGACCCACAACATTTTACATCTACACAAACTACATTTTTATCTCAACACTATGAGAATTTATTGTTATACGGAGTATTAGTTGAGTGTTTTAGTTATTTAAAAGGTCCTATGGATATGTACAAACTGTATCAAGATAAGTATAATGAGAGTATGCAATCGTTCATGCTTACGCAAATGGGTAAACGTAGACGTGCAGATTATGATGATGGTGTGATGAGATTACCAGTACAATCTCCTTCACCTTAACTTTTTAGGAGAAAAATATGGCAATAACAACAAGTGCAGTATGTAATGTTTTTAAGACTGATGTATTAAAAGGCGTGCATAATTTTACAAATCCTGGTGGTAATAGTTTTAAATTAAGTATGTACACATCAAGTGCTACTTTAGGTAAATCTACTACATCTTTTACTTCAGATAACCAAGTATCTTCACCCTCTGGCTACACTAGTGGAGGTAAGGCTTTGGTCGCAGTAACTCCAGCTTTAAGCTCTGATACTGCTGTGGTAGATTTTGCAGATTTATCGTTTGTAGGTGTGTCTCTTACAGCAAGGGGTGCTTTAATTTATAATGACACAGCTTCAGGAGATCCAGCAGTTGCAGTTTTGGATTTTGGTGGAGATAAAACAGCTACTTCAGGTACATTTACAATACAGTTTCCTACTGCAAACTCATCAAGTGCTATTATTAGAATAGCTTAATAAGGAGACTTGTTCAGTGACTACTAGAACATTAACGATTACTGTTGTTGGTGGTAATCCATCTAATCATCCGTATCATAATGTTGGTTCTAGTAATAAATATGCAATAGATGGTTCCACTGCTACAGCAGATGTAACATTATATTTAGCTGAAGGTGGAACTTATGTATTTGATCAATCCGACAATACTAATAGTGGACATCCTTTAAGATTTTCTACTACAGCTAACGGCACGCATAGTGGTGGTTCAGAGTACACTACAGGAGTAACGGTTACAGGCAATGCAGGCGATGCTGGTGCTAAAACAACTATTGTTGTAGCTGATTCTGCACCTACTTTATACTATTATTGTACTAATCATTCCAACATGGGTTGGACTGCGAACACTGTGGACGCTACTTCTTGGGGCGTTTTATCTTGGGGAGAAGGTGCATGGGGTGATCAAAATGATATATCTGTATCAGTTACTGGAGTCGCCTCTACCTCTGCTATAGGTTCTGTTACCACTGATGCAGAAATAGGTGAAGGTTGGGGTCGAGGAACTTGGGGCAATAGAGTTTGGGATGGTGCATATTCTGTTATAGTGACAGGTGTATCTGCCACATCTGCAATAGGAACAGCAACAGCAAGTATTTCATTTACAGCATCTGTCACAGGGGTGTCTACCACTTCTGCTGTAGGTAGTGTAACTACAACACAAGGAGTAGAGATAACTCCGACTGGTCAGGAGTTGACTAGTTCTGTAGGAACTGTTGATTTTGACGGAGATGCTTCAACTGGAGTAACAGGTGTTGCAATGACATCAGCGACTGGAGAGGCAATCATCGCACCAATTACATTAGTAGATGTTACAGGTGTTGCTCTCACAAGTGCTATAGGTGATGTGGTATTAGAAATGACAGGAGCAGTAAATGTCACAGGTGTAGCAGCAACAAGTGCAGTTGGTTCTATAACACCAGTTTCAGGATATGATGTTACAGGTGTAGCAACAACATCAGCAGTTGGTACAGTAGCAGAAGTAACAGGCACTGGAATAGTCGATGATGTTACTGGAGTAGTATTGACGAGTAATGTTGGAAGTGTAATAATAATAGCATGGAACAGAGTAGATACTGGAACACCAGTTACCTGGACTAAGATAACTACAGCGGCATAAAAAAAGGATAAAATATGGCATCTACATACTCATCAGATTTAAAACTGGAACTCATGGCTACTGGTGAAAACGCTGGTACATGGGGAACAAAAACAAATAACAATTTAAATTTAGTACAACAAGCAATAGGTGGTTTTGAACAAGTTACAGTTGGAGATGGAGCTACAGTCGCACTTGCAATGACTGATGGCACAGTATCAAACGCAAGGAACATGGTTGTTAAAGTGGCTACTGTAACCCTATCAGGAGCCACTGTTTTAACAGTACCTGACAGCATTGAAAAAATGTATATCTTTGATGTAACAGGTGTAACTAATCCAACAAACCTAACTATCAAAACTGCAAGTGGATCTGGCTTTTCACCAGACCAACAAAAAATATATTTTGCATACGCAGATGGAACGAACATTGTTGAAGTATCATTAGATAGTTTGGGTGGTGCAGTTGGTACAGCAAGTTTACCAACAGTGCCAATTACTAAAGGTGGTACAGGTTTAACATCAGCAGGTTCTGCAAATCAAGCATTAAAAATGAATAGCGGTGGTAGTGCATTAGAGTTTGGAACATTAGCAATAGCTGGTGGAGGAACTGGTGCAACAACTTTAGCTGGTGCTAATATTGTAGCATCAAATGCAAATACAACTTTTACAAAAGCATTAAGAGGTAGCACACAAACTGCTGGTTCACAAACAGGTAGTGTAACATTAGATTTTGACACATATCAAAACTTTGTGTTGACTGCTACAGGTAATGTCACTCTAGCTAATCCATCTACTGAGTCAGTAGGACAATCAGGAATTATAGTATTTATTCAAGATGGTACAGGAAGTAGAACCTTATCATTAGGTACAGATTATGAAACTGCTGGTGGTGCTGGTTTGACTATATCTACTGCTGCTAACGCAGTCGATGTTATACCATATTTTGTTAAGGCTACCTCAAGTATTCAACTCGGAGCACCGCAACTTGCATTTGCATAGGAGACATTACTAATGCCAGTACAAGGTGAATTTTTTCAAAATCCAGGAAGTAGTGGTGGTTTTTATGACTATCAGATTTCTAATAGCTGTAGATTCGATAAAGCAGCTAGTTCTAGATTATATAGAACTTTTGGTACACCTTCAAGTGCTACAAAAATGACAATGAGTTGGTGGATGAAATATGGTGATATTCCAGATTATCAACAAATTTTTTCTAAATCTGGAGGTTATGGTGGAGGAAATGGTGCTTCAATAACACTAACTGATAGCCTTGGTGGTTATCCTGATGTAATGACTATGTATCGTATGGACGGAGATGGAGGAAGTGCAGCAAATATTTATCCTGCTAATGCGTTTAGAGATTATAGTGGATGGACACATTGTCATTATAAACTTGATACAAGCAAAAGTGGAATGAGTGGTAATAATGCAAAAGTGGTTTTGCATATTAATGGGGTAAATGCAACATTTGTGACTTCAGCTGAACCTTCAGGAAATTTTAATAATTTTAATACTAATGGTGATGTTCACTCTATAGGAAATGGTAATGGTTACGACCAAGGAGATATTTCTTTAGCAGAGTTTATATTTTTAGATGGGCAGTATGAAGATTATACATCTTTTGGTGAAACAAAGAATGGAGTCTGGATACCTAAAGACCCTAGTAGTTTAACATTTGGTAATAATGGTTTTCATCTTAAATTTGAAGATGCTTCTAACCTAGGCAATGACAGTAGTTCTAACAATAATGATTTTACATCAACAGGACTTGGTGCAGATCATCAAGTAATTGATACACCTACCACAGGAGCAGGGAGTTAATTATGGCGAGTAATGGAAATTTTTGTGTAATGAATCCTGCAAATTGGCCTACAATGACATTTTCACATGGCAATTTAAGAATTAGCACCACTACTAATTATAAAACTGTTTTTGGAACTACAGCTATACCATCTACAGGTAAGTGGTATTTTGAGGTATTGATGGTAGACTATGCAAATGGAGGTTCATGGATTGGTGTTAGTAATAATAATTTATTACAACATTCTGACCAAACTATTGCTGATGGTGTATTTTCTGGAACTTATGATGGAACAACACAGTCACAAGGTTCTGCTATAACTGGTTATGGAAGTCAGGGAAATAATTTTGCT